TTTTTGAACCCCTTTTTTAGAGATTTTCCTCTCGCGAGATACGTTTCACTTTTTTCGTGATCTGTTTATAGACGCGAGGAAGAGAAAAAAATCGGCGTACTTTTTGTGCATACAGATGACGATTTATCGTTGAATTTTACGCCGATTTTTCAAGAATTCTCTGCAATAAATTACCGATTTTTAGAAAATTTTCTGCAATTTTACGCCGATTTTTAGACCGATTTTTACCGATTTTTTATTTTCTACTTTACTTTTTACTCCATTGCGAGTATAATTATCTTAAAACTCATACTCTATAATGGAGGAACTCTTATGTCTACACCAGTGAAGCCTTTCACTCTAACGGATGAAGAGCGGGAGCTCGTGACTAACAATCATAAACTCATCTACTCGTACCTTAACAAATTCCATCTTTCCAGTGACTATTACGATATCTGCGCTATTGGCCTATGTCGTGCAGCACATTTCTACAAGCCAGAGAACGGAAAGTTTTCTGTATTTGCATTCGCCTGTATGTCTAACATGATCAACATGGAGTGGCGCAAGCTACAACGACAAGTTCATACAACAGTCAGCCTTAACGACACAGTCTGCAACGAAGGACAAGCTCCGATCCCTATTGAATGCATCATCCCTGACCCACGAGATGACTATAAAGCATCAGACATTTATGCTCAAATACATTATATATGTAAAGGTAATTCTGTCTTTCTCAAGATTGCTCACTTACATATTCAAGGCTACTCAGCAGTTACTATATCCCGTATGACAAACACCAAAGTACATACTGTAAGACGAAGAATCAAACAGCTGAAGCAGGAGCTGCAAGAATCTTTGAAAAATCTCTAAAAATTTTCACAAAAGGTCTTTACATTTCTGTACAATAGGAGTACAATGTAATCACAATAAGAAGCAAGAAAACAAATGGAGGTACATACATGGAACTTACTATGAATCTTATTGATCAGGACATCATTACTTCTGAACAGGCCATCGTTGCCCATAACAAATACGAGATCTTTCAATATAAAGTTACTGAGAGTCTCATTACCAACTCTGTAGGAGATATCACTGCTACCTATAAAGTTGATTGCCCAGTAGATTTTGATCTTCCTATTATCTACTATGACGCTATCTGTAAAGAATTTCGCGCTCATGTACAGATGGCCAGCTGCTTAGATCAGGAGGAGCTCAGCAACTTTATCAAAGATCAACAGATTGGCTTGGAAGTTCTCAAGTTTCTCAATAACCAGTTTTGTTCTAATACAGGAGCCTGATGCATATGAAACTTGTTGAGAAAATCCGTCAAGCTCTATTGCCTGTGAAATACACAGTTCTAGTGGCATACACTGAGATCTTCCAAAATGTTATGCTCAAAGTCATGTCTCAGGACGAGGCAATGTATGAGCTCCACAAAGCATTGAACACGGAGGTGCCAGACAAATGAATTCTATTGATATTCAGAACCTTGCAAAGAAGCTCCTCTCTGAGGGACGCATTGTCAAGGCAAACACCATCATTGGACTTAAATCTGATGAATATCTAAGTTCTCGCTCGAGGATCTACAGAACATATGTTGTTGAGCGCAATAACCAGTTGTTCTGGATCACCCAAGTCAATGCTGACATTACTTCTATCTATGATTTGCTCAAAGAGAAAGAGGTGACAACCCTATGATTCAAAGACGTGCACCACTCCCCAAGTTCAAGCCTGGTGATCATGTTCGCATGATTGACAACTCCCCTGCCACTGTTGTTGGCAAAGCCACTGAAAAGTCTCACTATTATATTGTAGACAGTCCCTACTATGGCAGATGCATCATCTTCGCTGGAGAACTCGAGAAAGACGACAAACGAATCATTTCTATTGAACCTGAGGAGGAATAACTTATGTTGATGGGAGAGGCAATCACAATCACTATCATTTTCGCAATTTCAGCCTTTACCTGTTATGTTGGCTATGCCTATGGCTACGAGAAAGGCCATGACGATGTTGTCAACAAACTTCGCCGCATGCGCAATAACAACAGCTACAACTATGATCGACCAATCGTTCAGGAACATCATCACGGAGAGTATTGAGATGAAGAAAACATTCGTTCACAGCTATTTCCGATGCCTCAATCGGCAAGCCATTTTGCAGTTATGCAATACGTCCAAACCTAAACCAGAAGATGATACACCCATCATTTTACAGATACAGCCAATAGATAATGAATTGGCAGTCGTTGAACTGATCCCAAAGGAGTACTGGGAATACCATCTAAAACTTGGAGAGTATAGCAATGAATATTACTAACATGTGTCCAAAATACAACAAGCCCAAAGACATGGTCTGTCCACTCAAAACACACCTTAACCGAGACTGTATTGAGTGCGAACTACCCAGAAAGGAGATCAACCATGATGAAAGTCGAAATGCCTGAGCTCAAGAGATGCCCATTCTGTGGTGGCAAGGCATATCTATTTGTGGACTCTGGAGTGAAAGTCTACTGCTCTTGCTGCAACGCTCAGACCCAGATCCTGTGTGATATGAGGAGCGGGAACAACGTTCCTTCTGGAAGTGCAGTAGAGAGAGTCATCACGCTTTGGAATAGAAGAACAGAAATGGAGGTATAAAATGAAGATCAATGATAGTATACTTGTTCAGTTGCTGAGATATAAGCATGATGCCCTGAGTGACCTGTGGGGTTTCATCAAGAGGTTTATCAAGTATGTGTGGGGATGTTTCCTTTCTGCAGTTGCCACTGCCTTTGTGGTCCTGCTGGTTTACAGAATCGCCCAATGGGTATTTGGTGGATGCACACCACTGTATCTCACAATTGGCTTGATCATTGCCACGGTCATCTATGGATACATTTTGCGGGACACTTTCTAAAAATTTTTAAAGTTTTTCACAAAACCTCTTTACATTTATTGCCAATAGGAGTACAATGTAATTGTAAGGAAAAGCAATAAACACTCAAACAATTGGAGGCAACTATGTGTCACTTGGTTTTTGCAAAGAAAGATGCACTTTCAGTGACTTCTTGTGAACCGGAAGATCTCATCAAAACACTTCAAAAGTATTATGCAGATGGCTATTTGCTCACGCATTTTAAATACTCTGGACCAATTTGAGGTGATTAAATGCGTGATCCCCATGAAATTGCTGCTGACATCCGACAGCTTGATTTTTGGGACTACAACCTTTGTGCTGAGCTTTGTATGGCAGCTGATATGCAGGATGAGTGGAACGAAGCAAATCCTGAAGAGGTTGAGAAAGTCGTTTCTGCTGCAGCTGAGAAGCTTGGTGTACAAATCTAATAAGCTCCCTGATGAGTCGCTGAAAATTGCGACGAAACACCCGAAAGGGTGTCGGAGTTGTATGTAGCAACCCTCTCAGAGCGGATGGCTCTTAAAATGACATCACAAGGAGAATTATCATGACTGAAAACAATGCAATCGTAAAGAAAATTCAGAAACTGCTCGCTCTTGCTGATAGCAAGCGCAATGACAGCGATGCTGAAGCTCAGGCAGCGCTTCTTAAGGCTCAGCAACTCATGGCTGAACACGGGGTTCAGATGAGCGATGTGGAAGTCAATGTCGATGAGCCTGTGTCTTATGGGTTGGAAGCCTGTGAGCACAAAGGCAACAAAGGCTTCCGCTGCCAGCTTGCAGTGATCATTGCCCGCAACTTCCGTTGCAAGACTATCCTCCTCAGCAACAAGCAGGTTGCATTCTTTGGACATGCTGCAGATGCAAAGATTGCCAAATCCGCTTTTGAGTATGCATATCACTTCGCAAAGAAGCAGGGTGATGCTTGTGTTGGTCAGGCTCGTCGAAATTGTGAGGACACCAAGAATGTGTTCAACAGCTATGTGATGGGGTTCCTTGGTGGTCTTCGTGAGAAGCTGGACAAGCAGTGCCAGGCTCTTGTGCTGATCGTTCCTCAGGATGTAGACAACAAATTTCATGACAAGTTCCCTCAGCTCTCTACCCACAAGGGTGGTCTGACCAGCTCCGGCTCCGTCAACTTTGATGCGTACAACAAAGGCATCTACGATGGTCGTGCTTGTATGGATGCACGTTCTCTGAAAAAGTGAGGTGTTTAAGATGAAGAAGAGAAAATATACTGATCAGCAGGTGCTGGATGAAGCCAATTACATCGTTGAGACTTGGGCAACATATAGACGAACAGCAGATCACTTCTGCATGCCACTAAGTACTGTGGGCTTCCACATGAAAACCCGACTCCAAGACCTTGATTTGGGTCTTTATAATAAGGTGCAGAATATCACATATGTGTCTTACACTGCAAGATTTGCACGTTGGTCTGAGTCTTTGGAGGGCTGAGCTATGAGAATACGAGTATACTATTATAATATGGTCAAAGACGGAAAAGTTCTTGGGTCTGTGAAGTGTGAAAACGCCACTCAGGCCAAGACCATCACAGCCATAATCCTGGGTGTAGACCCTGAATCACTCAGCACACGACGTGTCTCTGCTGTTGTAGCAGCTCCTCCTGTGGAGCTCTATAAGAAGCCTGAAGAGAAAACTACTCACGAGGAGGAAAAGTCCTCCACAGGAGACACCAGCCCAAAGAGACAGGTGATTGTGGACTTCTCCAAGTCTTCTAAGAATGAGGGTCAGCCCAATGCCAAACAGATGGCTGCTTGGGCACAGCTGAAACAGGAGGTGGCAGATTCTGACAGCGTCAGCTTTAACTCTATCGAATCTGTTTGGTATGTTGATTCCAATGGACTGATGCAGGTCAGTTTCAGCTATTTCCTTAACACTACAATAATGCGTGTCAGAGAAGTGATCATTGGTCGTGGCGGAGCTGTTCATGGGTATGGTAGGAAGCCTAGAGGAACTGAAAAGCTACTTACTGTTAAAAAGGATGTTCTCAAGTATTGCTACAAGGACGAAAAAATCTCTTTACAATAGTCCGATATGGGAGTATAATATGTAATACTTGAAGCAAAGGCGGTGTGACATGAGAACAAAATCCAGAGACAAGTTGTATTGTGGTGTCAATAGGATCTCGATCCGAGTTGCAAATCCAAAATACAATCTTAAGAATATGCGAAGATTCTATGATTTTGTTACAGAGCGTTATAAGATCCATCTTCGCAAAGATGTTCTTCACAAAGAAGCTCCATGGACCAATGACGGAGTTCTGCAGCAGTACAAATTCTGCAATGTTCGTCGTGAGCATGATCGTCAGAGTCAGTATCTCATCAAAAATATCAGCACCAATCCACAGTTGCCTCTTGAGGAAAAAATCATCAACACATTCTATTTTAGAGCATGGAATAACTGGGATACAATGCGAGATTTTGGTGGCCCATGGCAAGCAAAGGCCCTTTACTCTTCGCAGCGTATGAAACAGTTGGTTAGACCCATCTATAGATCACTTCTTGAAGAAGATCCGGAGCGTAAATGGTGGAGCTCCGCATATAATCAGGGTGGAACAAAACAGGCTTGGAGATGGGGAGACATTGATCATTTTAGTGACGGTGTAGAGCAGGACATACCTTTACGAGTATTCCATATTGGTTCATGGCTTCAGCAGCATGATACATTTAACAAATTGATGAATGCCAGCAACCAAAAAGCTGCATTTGAGATCATCAAAGAGATTCAGGGTTTTTCTGACTTTTTGGCATATCAGGTTTTTGTTGATTTGACATATATCAAAGAGTTTCCATTCAGTGAAAACGAGTTTGTTGTAGCTGGTCCTGGGTGCAAGAAAGGACTTGATTATCTTTTTGAGGATTATGATGGTATGTCTCCAGAGGAAGCACTGTTCTGGCTGAGAGACAATATTGATCATATCTTCTCAAGGATCATGGCACCGGAGTATTGGGATCCAAGAGAGCTTTTTATAGATCTTCCTGAATATGATCGTTGCCTTAACATTATGAGCTTGGAAAACTGTATGTGTGAGCTCAGCAAGTACATTCGGACAATCGAGGGCACTGGTCGTCCTCGTGTCAAATATAAACAACATAAATAATGGAGGTACTTCATCATGGCAGAAAACAATCGTCAGCAGCGGATCTGTAAGACCTGCAATCGTCCTTTTTCTATCTCTGACAACGAGCTGGCTTGGCTCGAAACTCGTGGGCTGAAGCCCTTTACCCATTGCAGTGAATGCCGAGCAGCTCGTCGTGAGAAAGCTCGTCGTGAACAAAAGGAACAGGAAAAGAGGAACAATAATGGCAAATGAGCAGATGCCTGTCAAAAGCTATCTTGACATGGCTCAGACCTATGCTGAATCAAGATCTGGATGCTTGAAAGTAGCTGTTGGATCTTGTATCACAGATAAGCATGGAAGAATTCTCTCTTTTGGAGCAAATGCAGCAATCCCAAATCTTTGTCAGTTCGAGGGCTGCTTGCGCATCAAGAAATATGGCAACAATGATAAGACTCATCGTGGACCTGCGGATTGTCGTGCTATTCATAGTGAGGTAGACGCCATCGCTCATCTAGAGAGATCTGCACGAGGTGGACGGATCTATGTAACACGCTATCCTTGTGAAGCCTGTGCGCGTGCTATTGTTGCTGCAGGAATAACAGAGGTCTATTATGGACGCAAGCAATGTATCAGTGAAGAGACTGAACAAATTTTTGCACATAATGGTGTAAAAAGTGTTCAGTTGACCAACTGGGATGCTCCTGATGCAGTGAATTGAGGTGACATATATGACCCAGGAACAGGCAAACAGCATTGCCACAACGCTTGCCAAAGCTCGTGAGACCTATGGTAGTACAACACAGATCTTGGTTGCTATTGAGGAACTTAATGAGCTGGCATGTGTGTTGGCAAAGTTTCCAAGATATGACTCCGAATACGAAGCCCAACTCGATCTTCATCAGAAAGCTATTGATGAAGTGGCTGATGTTGAGATTATTCTTCATCATGTCAAAGCCATCTTCAACCTTAACCAAGAGGAGATTGATGCTAGAAAGATTGCCAAGACTGAACGTTTACAGCGTTGGCTTAACAACAGTCACAGTATGCAACGCACTGTAGAGGATCGAACAGTAACTATGAACTAATAGGATGACAGTCTATGAAATTATCTGAGTTTAACAGCCTGATTGGGCAGGACAGCTATGTGCGCTGTATGGAAAAGAAGCGTATTGACACTGCCATTGTGCCCGAGAGAGCTGCAGCTGCTCACGTTGAAAACGGTGGGCAGATTGGTTGGTGGGTGCGAACAGGATACATCATTGTTGATATCGATGAGGGCAAAGAAGAAGCTCTCAAGGTTGTTCGCAAAATGCACCTCAAAACTCTAATGTGTAAGACTCCAAAGGGTCTACACCTTTACTTTAAGACCAACAAAGATTTTCCTCAGCGTATTGGCATGATCTTGCCTTGTGGTCTTAAATGTGATTTTCGCTGTGCCAACAAAGGTTATGTCATTCTTCCTTGGGGCACAGAAAACCGAAAGTTCAATAACTGCAGAACAATTGAAGATCTTCCCCTTGAATTCACCCCAATGGCAGGTCGAAAGGAATCTCTGTTGGGTCTGAAGGAGGGTGATGGCAGAAATGCTACTCTCTTTGCTCACCTCATGGCATACAAAAACAGAGGTGCCAACGATGATCAAATTGACAAGATGGCTCATATTATCAACACCATCATTTTTGATCAACCTATGGAAGAGGAAGAGCTTGATAAGATCATTCGCAACACAAAGAATTATGAAGCCCAAGAGCAGGGTGATAATCCATATTTGATCTACAATAGCAAAGGTCACCCTGTAAATGTGAACAGCCGAGCAATATGTGACTACTTTGTCAATCGTGGTGACATATTTGTCTTGGGTGGTGAAGCATACCTTTACCAAGAGGGTGTGTACAAAGAGGCAAGCAGCTATGTGCGCAATACAATTCGTGATATGATTATGGTGGACAGCTTGATCACTCAAGCAAGAATCATGGAGTGCTTCAGGCTGATCATCGATGATACACGACTTCAAAAAGAAACAAAAGACCTTAACAGGGATCACAATCTGATCAACTTCAAAAATGGGGTTTGGGATATTGAGCAAGGGAAGCTTCTTCCTCATGACAGCAAGTATTTACAGACTCTACAGATTCCCCATGAAGTGGGTGAGTATGTGCCATTTGTAAATACTCGGCTCTATCAGTTCTTCAAAAAGACTTGCCTTAACAAGGAAGATATCAAAATGGCCTTGAAATACATGGCGTATTGTTTGACCTTGAATTATGGCTTGAAAACTTTCATGATCCTATGTGGTCAATCCAATACAGGCAAATCAGTCTTGCTTCGATTCATTGAAAATATGGTTGGACGAGAAAACGTTTCATCTTTGAGTATGCATGAACTCAGTGCTCGATTCTATCCAGCTCAGCTTTACAATACCCTGCTGAACTCTTGTGGTGATAATGGCTCACTTCCTTTGAGTAGTATTGAGAACTTGAAGAAGATCACTGGTGGTGATCAGATCATGCACGAAAAGAAAGGAAAGGAGCCATTCTTTTTTGTTCCTTTTTGTAAGTTGATCTTCTCTTTCAACCAGCTCCCACTGCAGCTGGAAGAAAAGTCAAATGCATTCTACAAGCGCATGCGGATTCTTTACATGAATCATGAACTATTCCTTAACGATGCGTATGTCAATGATCTTTGTAGCGAAGAAAGTGTTGAAGAGATCATTCCGTATCTGCTCAGCCTCCTGCCAGTAGAAGCAATTCCTCGTACAGAACGCTCCAATAGAATGGTAGAGGGCTTGCGACAGGACTCTGATAGTATTCATGCATTCCTTGTGAAGAAGTGTAAGAAAGACCCTGATGCTTATATCGGCAAGGATGCCTTGTATGAAGCATATGCTCAATTCTGTGTGAGTAGTGGTCGTGAATGTCACAAAAAGCATGGATTTATTCGAAATATGAGATCTCTTGGGTTCCTTGAATACAGGAACCCAAAGACACGAGAGGCAAGCTGGAAAGGTGTAACTCTCAAACAATTCAAGAGGTGATCTTATGAAAAGTCAATCACTAATCAACAGAACGATGCAGGATCGTATTGACCTGTTCAAAAGCCTGATGCCTGCACCATACAATACAGGATTGCTTCAGCAGCTTCAGAACGATGGATTTTTCACTGCTCCTGCATCAGCTTCTCATCATGGCAACTATGAGGGTGGTCTTTTTGATCATTCGTTTGCTGTAACAAACAAGCTTGTACATTATACACATGACCTTGATTTGTATTGGAAAAGATGTGCTTCTCCCTACATTGTTGGTATGCTGCATGACTATTGTAAGACAAAACTGTACACCAAGCAAGAAGACGGAACCTTTACACATACAGGAAATGTGATTCTTCCAGGGCATGGTGATGCCAGTGTGATTCTTATTCAGCAGTTCCTTGATCTCACTCCTGAAGAACTTTATTGCATTCGTTGGCACATGGGTCCTTTTGAGGGCGAAAAGTATTGGAAAGGGTATTCCGCTGCTTGTTGTGCATATCCTAATGTGCTCTATACGCATACTGCCGATATGTATGTCTCTCAGTGCATGGGTATTTGAATATGACTACACGACAAGTATTGTCTATTGCAATAGATACCCTGAAGAGCAGAAGAAAGAAAACTCCAAATGCAGAAGTAGAATTCCCAACAGAGCTTGGGACTCAAAAAATCTCAATTGATGCGGCTATTGCTCAAATAGAGAACCTTTACCATTGGTGCTATGATCCATTTGATCTCAATTCTCTTGAGAAAGTATGTCGTTGTAAGAATTGTGAATTCTACAAGAAATTTCACAAGAAGAATGCACCAAAACGAGTATTCAAGATGCTTTGCAGTCTTGATAAAACGGAAAAGCCAGAAAACTGGTATTGTCCAAAGGGAAGAGAAAGGATTGACAAAGATGATTCAGCAAAAGAGTAGTCAGCTTCGTCGTTTGATGCACAGAGCAAAAGAAGAGCCAAAACATAACATCTATATTTATGAATGGTACAAAAAGCTCATCTCTGATCTCAATCTTTCCGCACAAGAGTATGAAAATGCCCTTTACACTCTTTCCAATATCTTGCGGGTGTAGTATAATGAACATGAAAAGACTTATGAAGCTCAGTGTCAAAGCTCTTAAAAAGCAGCACAAGCTCTATCCTGATGTTCGATTCAAAGATGATGATACAAAAGAGGTCTCTCTTCTTGACGTCGCACATCAGATTGAAGCAATCTCTGGGTTGATGTACCCTGATGCAAAAGAATTTGCTGTGAAAGCTGTAGTCCCTGGCAAGGTCTTCAAAATCACTCGTATAGAAAAGAGGTGAGCTATTTTGTATGCTACAATTGATATTGAAACAACAGGCCTTAACCGATATAAAGACAAGGTCACATTCATTGGTGTTGGTTTGTCCAAAGACGTTGGTCAGCCAATCTTCAAAGGATACATTTTCAATGTTCAAAAGCCTGGGCAAGTAGACAAGTTCAGAGCTCTGTGCAAGAAGCTCAAGCAACACAAGGTTCGGACAGTATTTCAGAATGGCAAATTTGATACTCTGTTTCTTGAGCAAGCATATGAGATCAAGCTACCTATACATGAAGATGTAATGTTGATTGCTACAGCATATGATCTATCTGCTGAGCATGGCTTGAAGCACATGGCACAAACCTATCTTGGTGTTCCTGATTGGGATATTGCCAAGAAAGAAAAGACTTCTGGTGCACAAAGCATTGTACCCTATCTGAAGAAAGATGTCAAGTACACCTGGGAATTGTTCTGCTTCTTCATGGAGAGGGCAAATCCACAGCAGCTCAAGATCTATACACAGCTCTTGCGTCCTGCATATTGTGCATATCGAGATATTGAGCGCAATGGCTTGTATATAGACCTTAACCAATTGAAAGTTGTTCGTGAGAAGTACAAGAAAGAAGAGGAATCTCTTTTGTGCAAGCTCAAGAGTCACTATGATATCAACTGGGCAAGCTCAGCTCAGGTGGCACATGTCTTCTATGATCTTGAGAAGATGCCTGTATTTGAGCAGACCCCGAAGGGAGCTCCGTCTACTTCGGCTTCTGCTCTGAAGAAGTTGGCTCGCAAAGGGTACGAGATTCCCACCATCTTGATGCAGTACAAAGATGCTGCTACAAGAAACAAGATGTTCCTTAACAGATGGGAAGATGATTCTTATGAGAGCAGAATTCATGCTAGCTTCAATTTGACCAATGTTGTTTCCGGACGAACAAGTTCAAGCAACCCAAATCTTCAGCAAGTTCCTCGCACGAAAGATATTCGAGGGTTGTTCAGTGGTGCTCCAGGCATGATCCTGTTTGAAGCTGACTATTCTCAGCTGGAGTTGCGTATCGCTGCTCACTATGCAAATGAGAAAACCATGCTCCGGATCTATCACGAAAAAGGTGATATTCATACTGAGACTGCCAAGCTGTTTACAGGTGGTCGTGAACCTACGAAAGAAGAGCGTGGCAAGGCCAAAGCTGTCAATTTCGGGTTCCTTTACGGTATGATGGCAAAGAAGTTCGTTGCATATGCTCTCAACAGCTATGGGCAGACTTTTACACCACAGGAAGCAGAACATATCCGTGAGTTGTTCTTTGCCAAGTACTCCAGACTACTTCCTTGGCATCAGGAGCAAGAGCAGCTGTGCGAAGCACAGGGTGGTGTATACAATCTGTTTGGTCGGTTCCGGAAGCTTCCTTTGATATACTCTCAGAACAAATGGGAGAGAGCCAGTGCTGCCAGGCGATCCATCAATACACCTGTTCAGGGTTCTGGATCTGATTTATTGATTTCTGCTGCAACTCAAATCAATAAGGAACTCAAGGGTATTGCTTGGATCGGTGCTACAGTTCATGACTCAATTATTGGTGAGTGCCGAATCGAAGACAAAGACTATGTAGACTCTGTCATTCGCAGAGTTATGCTTCACCCAAAAGTGCTTGATGACTTCGGGGTTGAACTTCGAGTTCCTTTGGACATTGACATTGGCTGGGGTCCATGGGGCACACACTAAAATTTTCAAAATATTTTGCAAAAACCTCTTTACAATTGTTCCCAATGAGAGTACAATGTTACTTGTAAGAAGAATATGTAATGGAGGTACTCAAAATGACGGTTTTTGAAGAATTGACAAAAGGAATGAAGTTCAGCGAACCCGTGGAAGATATCAAAAGAACATGGTAAAAGTCTTTGATAAGAATTTCGGATGCCCGCCATGGAATGACAGATACGATGATGGGTGCAAGAAGTTCACCGGCTGCGAAAGCTGCTGGTTTTGGTACATAAACAGTGAAGTAGAATAAAGGATGCAAAAGCAAGAACTGCTTGGGAAATGATATTTGAAAAGTTGCAATGCAAATCTTTTGCTCAGAATGGGCTGATTACCCTCAGAAATTGCATGGTCAATGGTGAAGTCAATGTCATTGAATAAAATTTCAGAAACTTCACAAAAAGGTCTTTACAAGTTACTCCAAAAGGAGTACAATATATTCAAGGCTAGAGCCTTAACAAAATCTAAATGTCTACAGGAGGACACAACAATGATCACTCGTAAGAAAGGCGAAAAAATTCACATGTACGCATTCACTGGCATGTATCTCGGCGAGTTCGAGATCACGGCTGCTGACAAGAAGACGGTCTCCATCGTTCAGAAGAACGGTCGCACCACCACATTCGACCGTGAGACCGGCAAGCAGATCGATGCCAAGACTCCTCGCTGTGCATCTCGTGTCACCGAGGAGAAGGAGCCTGAAAAGAAGAAGTCCGCGAAGAAAGCTCCCGCTGCCAAAAAGACTTCTGCAAAGCCTGCAGCAAAGAAGACAAAGAAAGCTCCGGAGCCTGAGGTCGTTGACGACGAGGAAGATGTCGACGACGATGAGTATGAGGATGCCTGATCCCCAGGGGAATTTTCCCCTGTAATGTGACTCTCATACAGGAAGCGAGCACCTATATGAGAACGGTGGCAAGTCCGTGTAAACACAGAGCCAGTGATCAGTAGGGATCATCAATACCTCCATGCTGCAGGGTGTTTTGGATAGTCATAAAACTTCTCCGTTTTCACAGTATGCTTCTTTACAGTCTGCTTGGGATCCTACTGTCCCAAGCATTCTATGCCAGGATAGCACAATTGGTAGTGCGACTGTTTTGTAATCAGCTGATTGCAGGTTCGAGTCCTGTTTCTGGCACCATCAGGCTTGCCAAAGTCTGAGCCTCTTCCTATTCTTCCCTCTATGGGCTTGGTATTTCCATAGAGGGTCTTCAAAGGTATCACGAGTCCACATCTCGTTGATATATCATATGGCAAGGTCACTGTTGTACCTCCACGGAATCTGGCCAATTCTAATGGTACTGCAAAAACAACAGGGTCAAGTAGATCGGCCGCGTATCTACAAGGCAGAAGAAGCTGCTACAGCAGGGTGCTTCCCCAGTCCCTGCAACCCCTTTTACTGTCTTGCGAGTGGTACCAGCACTCGCAAGATTTTATCGAGATGTAATTCAGTGGTAGAATGCTTGGTTTGGGACCAAGATGTCGCAGGTTCGAATCCTGTCATCTCGACCACATTATTTGAGAGGTCAATATGAAATTTTCCTATTCACGATTTGCATCCTATCTGCGATGCCCATACAAACACTATCTTGGGTATTATGTGGGTCTTCGCAAAAATGCTCCAGTGAAGCCCCTATATTTCGGTACAGACTTTCACAAGCTCCTTGAGCTTCGTAACAGGCCTGAAGAACTTGCTCAAGCTCAAAAAGCTATTGGGGATGCATACTATGATCTTCCACCCAAATGGCAAGAGGAGCTCGGTGAGGATTATCTCTTCAATTTACAGTCAATCTTCTCTGACTACATAGAAATCTACAAAGATTCTCCTCAGCCGACCCAAACAGAACGTCCATTCGAGATTGAGATTGGGTCTTACAAGGGTGAACCGATCATTTTCAATGGCATCATCGATGAAGTCTACAAGTATAGACGAAACGGTGAAAAGATGTGCAAGTTGGGTGATCATAAGACATTCAATCGCAAGCCTGATCAAAATGTCTTGGTCATGAATACTCAGAAGAACCTTTACGCAAAGGCCATGTATATCATGACAGGAGTCATGCCAAAATCTTTCATCTGGGACTATATTCACTCGACTCCTGCTTCTATGCCAATTTGGTTGCCCAAGTCAGGAAAATTTTCTCAAGCAAAAAGCAATAACATCACACCCTTTTCTTGGCGACGTGCTTGTGAGCTCAAAGGCATCACAGATATTGAGATCTTGCGGCAAGGTAATATGTATGCCAATAATGTCAGCAATTTCTTCTTCCGTTGTGAACTTGATATTGTACCCTCCATGGTTGACAATATCTTCGATGGGTTCAAATATACATGTCGGGATATTGTACGACAGGGTCATAAGAACAAGACAAAAAACATGACTCCTGATTGCAAGTTCTGTGAGTATAGAGACATTTGCTTCACAGAGCTGACTGAAGGAGATGTTGATAATCTCATTGCCCGTGAATACGAAGTTCATGAGCGTGATGATTCAAAGTTCATTGAAGGAGTGTGACATATGGGATATCTTTCTCAGGTCGTTGATATTGCTGATTTGGGTCAGCATAAGTTTGTCACGATCTATGGCAAATCTGGCTCTGGTAAAACAGAGTTGGGTTCAACCTTTCCGAAGCCTATGCTGTATCTTCAAGTCGGTGATGATGGCAGTAACACCATTAAATCCAAGAAAGGAATCAAGGCTTTACGGATTAAAAATCTTGCAGAGTTGTCTGCAGTACTCAAGGAGTTAATTGATTTAGCAGAACATGGGAAGCTCAAATATAAGACAGTATTCGCTGATACATTTTCTATGGTCACGAATATCTGGATCAAGGAAAATGCTCTTGACAAGAACAAAAAGATGACCCAGCAAATGTGGGGTGATCTAAAAACAGAGACAGAAGAGCTCATTCGTCTTTGCCATCGTTTGGCTGAGCATTGTTGGGTTCTTGCCAGCTGTCACGAAGTCAGTGACTCTTTTGAGGGCATGGAAGATGAGATTCTTCCTGATATTCACCCAAGCACAACAAAGGGTGCTCGGACATACCTTGAGGGTATGTCTAACTATGGGCTTCACACCCTGATCAAGAAGAAAGAAGTTACTGTTGACGGGGTTGATAAAACAATTGCAACTTACATCTGTCAGATCGGTCCGAATCCCTACTATTGGACCAAGTTGCAGAAGCCAAAGGATCTGAAAGTCCCTGCACAGGTTCGTGACCTAACATATCAGAAGCTCATCAAAATTCTTGGCCTTAACCAAGAAGATCCCACTGACCAACAGGCATAATGCCTTTGGAAATATACAACACTATTTTGGAGGTATTTATCATGGCACGCAAAGTTAAAATCGATTTTACCAATGTTGAGGCATTTCAGCGCGCAAGCGAGGGTATTCATCATGTCAAGATCTCTGACATCCAGGAGAAGAATACTCAGGGTGGTGACTCGATGTTGCAGGTTGCTTTTGAGATTCTTTCCGGTGATGACAAGGGTGTCAAGGTATTTGACAATCTGGTTCTCACCGACAAGGCTCTGTGGAAGTTCAAGTCTCTGCTGCAGATCATTGGCATGAAGTGTGACGGCAAGGTGGCTGTTGATCTGGACAACATGATCGGCAAGACCCTTAACATCAATGTCACTCACGAAGAGTACAACGGCCAGATTCGTGCTCGGGTCAGTGACTACTTGAAGCCTGGTGCAACCAAGTCGGATGATGACGATGAGGATGAGGACAGCTTCGACGAAGAGGATGTCACTGAGGACGAGGAGGAAGTCGAGGAGGAAGCTCCGAAGCCCAAGAAGAAACCTGCAGCAAAGAAAGCTCCGGCCAAGAAGAAGCCTGATCCTGAAGAGGATGAGGACGATGACTGGGACGAAGATGAGGATGACTCCGAGGAAGAGGAGGAAAAGCCTGCTCCCAAGAAGAAAGCTCCTGTCAAGAAAGCACCTGCCAAGAAAGCAAAGAAGAAGCCGGAACCCGTCGAAGATGATGACGAGGACGACGATGACGATTGGGAAGAGGAATAATCTATCCTGATCACTGAAATGCCCTCTCAGCCCATGAGAGGGCACTTTTTATGAGGTGAACCAGTCATGAAAAAACAAGAAATGTACAGACGCCTTAACAGTTTGTCTGTGAATCAACTTCCTCATATTTTTGTTCCATCGTACAATAGACCTCATTTTGTAACTGCTGAAATGTTCAAAAACTTTGAGCCAGAAGCTCTTGAGAAAATTCACATCGTTGTTCGTCCGGAGCAAGCAAAAGCCTATCGAAAGGCAAATCCAAATCTCAATATTCTACCCATCACAAAAGACTTTCATCTGCCAATCAATGGGTTGGCCAGTACTCGTCAGTTCATCTATGAGTATGCTGCTGAGCACAAATATTCAATGATCATCGACATGGACGATGATATTCGAAATCTGGCATACATGTATGATGGCTTTTCTGGGTCTGGGAGTCCTTGTTCAAAGCATGCTATCAATGCAGACCGAGAAGCAGACCCTCTTCTTGAGCAAAAAGTTTTGACAATGGCTGGTGTCATTGGCAAAGAAGTTTTCAAGACATACCCAAAGGTCTATTTGGGTAACATTCGTCGTCAACGTATGTCCCAGCATGTTGAAAATTCCAAGCTGAAATACATCGTTGACTCTGGTCCAACCCCTCGCCAGGTTACATTGATAAATGTAAAGGGTCTTTATAAAGCAAAAATTGATCGTGATATGATCTTTGATCGTCACGGTGATGACATCGGATTTTGCGCTGTTATTCTTGCCAATGGTGGCCACTGCTTCAATATTCCTTGCTTGACATATGACTATGTGAGCGAGAAATGTGACAGTGTTATTCGTACTCCGGAGACAGAGAAAGAGCTTCACCGATATGAGTACAATATGCTGCAGAAGTACCCAATCAAAGACTATTTGCGAACCAGCTTCAGGGATGCTGATGGTAATTATATGTGGGGTGACATAAATTGGACAGCTTATCATAAAATCCATGGCAGCAAACGAATTAAATGTTTCTGGGAGGAATCAAAGTGAGAAAACAAAGTCCACCATATTCTATTCAGATTGAGCTGAATGAGGGTTGCAATCTGGGATGCAAATTCTGTGGTCTTCGTGGTATGCGAGAGAAAGGCACTCAGCCTTGGTACCGCATGAAGAAAGAAACTGCAGAGCGAATTATTGCAGAAGTCAAACGTGTTGGCTGGCATAGTCGGTTCATCTTTTCTATGCACGGTGAGCCCACCCTTAACTCAAACGCAGTTAGAATCATCAAGATGTTCCGAAAGGCTTTTCCCAAAGCAATCATGTCCATGATGAGCAATGGCTATGGCATTGTCAATGGATTTGGTATGGTAGCAGATCAAAAGACAATTGTTGATCGAGTTTATGCTTTGAGAGATGCTGGCCTTAACGATTTGATCATTGACTACTACTCCGACAAAGGTGATGCTCGAACGATTGAGGATGCTCTTCAGGAAGTATCTGATCTGAAAATTGAACATCTGGCACCCAAGGTTCCTCTGTACAGTACAAATGCAAATGGATTCCGAGTGCTGTTCAATCCTCCGATTCAGAAAGAGAAAGCTATCAATCGTCATCTGTGCAACCACTGTGGAGCAGCTGGACCCCTTGACATGTCTTATCAGGGTAAACGGTGCGCTCGTCCTTTCAGAGAGCTGGCGATCCGCTATGACGGCTCTGTGGCAATCTGCTGTAATGACTTCCGTGGTGAATACCCAATTGGCAATATCATGGAGCAGAGCATTGAGGATATCTGGTACAGCAAACGATTTGAAGCTGCTCGAATTCTGCTGTATGCAGGTGAACGAAGCTTCAAGCCTTGCTATGGGTGCAACGCTTTGAGTCATCGTGTTGGGTTGTTGCCTGATGGCCGTGGCAAAGAGGATATGCCAGAACCCAATGACAAGATCCTGAGCTATGCCAGAAGCATTTCGAAAAACAATAAACATTTGTGCAAAACTCTTTACAAACGTCCTTGGGAGGAGTAAGATATAGATGGAGCCAATCAAAGGCAAAGATCAAATGTGTTTTTCTTGGGGTTCTGGCTACATGGTGTTGAACCCAGGTATGTTTTATAGATTGCCCCAGAAGAGACAAAATCAAATTATTGCAGCTGTCTGCAAGGCAGCAGAAAGGAGCAAATAATGCTCATTGTATTGGAAGGAGTTGATGGCGTTGGCAAAAGCACTATCGCCAGAAAGCTCGCAAGAATTCTCAACGCACGTATTATCCATTGCACAAAAGATACTCCAAACGACTATCGCTATTTCCATCACATTCTCGATGCAGCAACTGATGAAAATGTAATTGCTGATCGGTTTTGCTATGGTCAGTTCGTTTATCAGACTCCTGAAGAACGGAAGCTAAGCAAGGAAGATCTCTATCATTTGGAGACTGCTATGCTTGCTCGTGGTGCAAAGGTGATTTATGTCACCGCTCAAGAAAAGACTATCGAAGAGCGCCTTAACAAGCGCAACGAAACTCCTATGTATCCTGTGAAAGAACTGATGAAACGGTTCGATGAGGTCATGGGAAATTCAACTCTGCAGATTGAGATTTGGAGGACTTAAAATGGGTTTGCTGTTCAATGTGGAAGACTTCAATAAAGTTGTAAAAGAGTACAAGCTCACATCCCTTTACAACAAGAGTGATCGCCTGTGTGGTGATGCTGACATTGACAATTATGTAGTTGTCAATGATGTCAACTGTGCATGGGAATACTGGTTCGCTGCTCTGTTGGCTCAGCACCGTATGAATAAGAAAACCGCTTCCTCTCGTGATGGTGCTGTAGCTGCTGAGATCATCAATGCCATTACCATTGTTAAAGATCCCACTCGTATGATCGTCAAGAGTGAAGCTCGCAAGATGCCCATGCGTTATGCTGTGGGTGAACTGCTGTGGTATCTCTCTGGGTCTAACAAGCTCAAAGACATTGGTCTTTTCAGCTCTGCTTGGAACCGTATGAGTGATGACGGAGAAACGGTTAACAGCTGCTATGGTCACAAGATTCAGCACTTCTATGGGTTTAATCAGTGGCAAGATGTCATTGACCGTCTCAAAGCCGATCCAAATAGTCGCCAGGCAGTTATTCAGATCAAAAATCCTCGACCCATGAGTGAGCCAACAAAAGATACTCCATGCACATTGTCTCTTCAGTTTTTGCTCCGTGACGGTCGCCTTAACCTCACGACAACCATGCGTTCCAATGATGTCTGGACTGGTGTACCCTATGACATGTTCAGCTTCTGCTCTATGCAAGTGATGATGGCTATGACTTTGGGTGTTGATGTTGGTACATACACTCATCAGGCAGGTTCACTACATATCTATGAGCGCAACTTGCCAGACGGCGAGAAGACTCCGGAGGGTGGAAATGAGACACAGAAGCCCAAACTCGAAAGCGGTGTACAGGAAAGTTCTGTCAAAAGTAATAAGTGATCGAGGAATCGTTTGGATCCATTTTTGCTATGTACCTGTTGAGATCTGGGATGCCTTTTCAAAAGCTACAAACACTGATGGATTTGACATAAGTGTTTGGATCAGAAAGTGGTGCAAAGAAGATTTCGATCTTACATTCAAAATGGCTCGAAAAAGTGATGTAGACTCTGTGAAAAAAGCAATCTACATTGCATACCAAGATAGATACTTTGAACTATTTAGCCCAACTCTTGGGCATGCTGCACTTCCTATGGATGGGGTCATAAAAAATTGGACTTCCCTCCACATGAAAGAGGAGACTGTAAAATATGAACAAAACAAACAATGATTTACCAAAGATTGTTGCTATCGACTTTGATGGTACTTTGGTAGAAGACAAATTCCCCGAGATTGGGGAGCCCAATATGGGGATGTTCAGCCTTGTAAAAGCTCTTCAGGCACAAGGTGTACGAGTCATTCTTTGGACATCTCGAGATGGCAAAAATCTCATTGATGCTGTCTCCTATTGCCACCAGAAAGGAATTGTATTTGATGCAATCAATACAAATATTCCTGAGGTGATTGCGCTCTATAACAATGACACAAGGAAAGTTTTCGCTGACCTTTACATTGATGACAAGGCAATTCCAGTTGAACAGGATTTTCTTTACTGGTGTCATAGACTTGATGTCAATCACAAAGACTTGAACATTGCCATCCACAAATCCTATTGTGAGTTTCTGAAGAAAGGAGTTTAATCTATATGCCAAAGGAATCATCTTTTCAGTCTCAGGCTCTTGTATACCTTAACAGCATCAATGGATGTGTTGCTGAGAATGTATCAGGGAATAGTGCTCAGTCTGGCAGAGCAGATATAAATGGGTGTGTCAATGGCAGGTCTTTCCGCATTGAGCTGAAAGTCCCTGATCATGGAAATACACCAAGCAAGAAACAGTTGTATGACCTTTTGCGCTGGCAAAAGGCTGGTGCCCTTGTGATGGTTGCATACACCATGGAGGACATTAAACTTGTTTTCCGGAGGGATGGCTCAATTCTTCCTCACTTTCTTCATGAGTACAGTGACAAGATGATTGCTTTTGTCGCGTCATCGAAAAACAATACAACTATTGAATCCATGCTGGAGGCATATGAATGAAAAAGCAAGAATCTGTCAAAGTGATCTGCGACAAAGGTTGTGGAAAATCTTTTGTCTGCTCCAAGCCACAGAAGAAGAAGCTGGGCGACGGTGTCATTGAACACATGTTGAAATGCCCATACTGTCGTCGAGAATACCCAATATTCTACAGCAACATTGAATCTCGTAGGTTGCGTCAGCGCCTTAACAGTAAAGAGGGCAAGGCACTGCCACCTGAACAACGAGAAGCAATCCTCACCAAGATGAATGCTATTGAGAGCCGACTTCGCGATCGGTTCCAGGAATGCTAAGGAAATACAAAGGATTCATCTTTAAGACCAAGCCTTGGGCACATCAGCTCAAGGCTCTGTCTTATCTTATGGGTCGAGATTGTGGTGCCCTTTACACAGACCCAGGTACAGGTAAAACCAAAGTGATGATGGATCTTATTGTAAACAAAGGGTGGAAACGCGGAATCATTGTAGCGCCACCGAAAGCCTGTGAAGTCTGGGAGCAGCAGTTCAAAATACACACAGATATATGCCCAAATTTCATCCACAACGTGCGTTTCCTGTCTACCCAGAGAAAGGTTCAGCTGTTGAATACACTCGCTCCAAGAGGATCCAGGGTGGTCCAGGAGGAGCCCATGATAATCATCGTGAACTATGAGAGCATATGGCGACCAGAATTCGAGAAAACCCTGTTCCGAAAAAGTGCTGGTCTTGAGTTTGTTATTTGTGATGAAAGTCACCGAATCAAAACCCCATCAAGTAGATGCTCTATGTGCTTGCGAAGATTATCTAAGATCGTTCCTCACAGGTTCCTTGTAACAGGTACTCCTCTGGCAGAGAACCCCATGGACATATATGCTCAGTACAGATTCTTGGACCCAGAAATCTTCGGTACAAGCTTCTCAGAATTCAAAGAGAAGTATCAAAATGTAGACATTCTCAGAACTGCAAAGGTTGGTTACACTTGCCTTAACAAGAAGCAACCCTACAAGAATCTGGATGACCTGAAAGAAAAGATGTTTTCTTGTGCATTTACAATTGAGTCATCTGTAGAACTGCCAAAACGACTGAACATAATTCGCAGTTTCACCATGTCTCGTGCGGCACAGAAAGTCTATCATGACCTCGAGGATGATGGGTTGTACTTGGGTGCATCTGGTGCAACAGAGATCAAGGCAGTCATCAGCAAGACTCTCCGGCTTCAGCAAGTTTGTTCAGGGTTTATTCCTGTAGAAGACCCAGAGGGATTCAAGGCTGTCGAGGTCATTGATCATGATAGAGCAGAGGTTCTTGAGGATATTCTCTCAGGGTTTAAACAGGACGAGCCTGTTGTTGTTTTTGCCACTTTTCGACATGACTTTGATGAAATTCAAACTGTCTGCAAAAAGCTCAATAGAAGATACACTGAAGTCTCTGGTGTCATGGACACAATGGCAAAATGGAAGTCTGGAAATGCTGAAGTCATTGCCGTGCAGTACAGATCTGGCAGTGAGAGTATTGATCTAACTCGTGCAAGGTATTGTATATATTACAGCCTTAACATCAGCTTGGCTATGTATCTACAGAGCAAGAAGCGCATTCATCGCCCAGGACAAACAAGACCTGTTGTCTATTATCACATCATTGCGGATTTACCAAAGAAAAGCAGCAAAGACCGACAGATCCTTGCTGCTTTGAAATCAAAACAAGATGTGATTGAGTATATCACAAAAAACAAGGACGGGAGCTGATCCCGTCCTTTGTTAGTATGTATAATATCCAAAAATAATGATGTCAGCGTAGTTACGAAGAACAGCTTTGCCGTTTTTCTTGCGATTGTTATAGCATCTCAGACCACCATTGACACCAATGAAGATCTGACGAGTTGTACGAGCGCAGCAAGCTGCCAGAACCTTCCATACCCATGAGAATACCTCCTTTATAGAATTGTGTATTTGTAAAGCACCGATTGTGCGTTTACCTTGTGTTGTTCATCATACCCTGAAACTGTTGTTTCATTGCCTCAAAATCAACTCCGCGCTGCTGGCAGAGATTGCGAGCAACTTGCTCAAGCTCCTGTTCAGACTTTCCCTGTGCCATCTGCTGTGCTCGCTGGAAGAGAGGGTTATTTTGAAACATACCCTGCATCATCTGTTGAGGATTCTGCATGTTACACATCATTTGCATTGCTTGCATCATTGGATTTTGACCGTTTCCTGGGTTGAACATTTGCATTGGATTGAACATTGATATCACCTCTTTGCTCAAATTTGTCCTCCAGAGCGCTTATTCTACTCTGTAGAGAGTTTATCGTCTGAGTGAAAATAGACTCTGGAACAGAAGATTCTTTTGCAGAGTTCGGGACTGTGGCTCCTGACTGAACCGGAGTAGGAGTTTCCTCCAGAGAGTATATGTTCAGAGAAGCAGTTCCGTCGAGGTTGATCTGTTTGGTATAGATTTTTCTATGTGGAATATCTGTAAAGACATGGAGACTTCCATCCAGATCAATCATAGCAGCCTTTGCTTCGTCTATAGAGGTGACAGCTCTACATTTCATATAGATCGGAGCTTGCTGCTGGGTAAAATTCTGACCCATAGGCTGCTGAGCAAACTGTGGGTACTGTTGTTCCATCTGAGCCAGTCTTTGCATCTGCATCGTGCTTGGGTTGCCCATGGGGCTTGCATAGGCAGCTGGATTCGCATAGTACTGTGGACTGAACATGTGAATCACTCCTTGTATTCTGTTATTTTCTCAAGATTCTTTGTGAGCTTTTCAATAAGAGTGTAATACTGTCCTTTGTTAAGGTAGCTATCTACTATGGTTCTTGCTTCAGTATGATCATAGTTGTATTCCCACATAAGCTCCTGAATCAAATCTTCACGATCAAATATCATAGACGATCCCTTTCCTTTGATTTTATTATAAAATAAAAGACCGCCCACGGAGTATCCGTGAACGGTCGTGAAAGTATCTGATTTTTATAGGAGTTTATTGATCTTCTTGAGAATTCTGTGATGCCAACGCTTCATTGTAACTTCAGAATATCCAAGCATGTCACCAATGTATCTGAAGTCTTTGTTCTGTAGATAGTGCATCTGCATGAGAGTTTTCTCTTCAGGAGAGATCATACAGTCATCGAGTAGCTCATTAAATGTACTGACCCGAGGAATTTCTTGCAGCTTTGCACGAGTCTGTATGTGCTCCGTCACAGGTGGTCACCCCTATTTTCTTCGCATGTATTTGCCACAGGTTGGGCAACGACTTTGGGTGCCGGATCTTGGCTTTCCTGAAGTGACTCGAACAGTTCTTGTACCTTTTCTTCGAATTGTCTGAGTTGCTCGTGATCTGGCCAAAATTATTCACCTCCATTATTGTGAACAGCATTATCGTTGTACTGGTCATCATCGACGTTGTTGATAGTTGCACTGTCACCCTCTACAGTCTGAGTTGTGTCTGTAGAATAGTCATCTGTAACTGTGTACTCGATGCTATCCAGATACTCCATGAAGTCTACACGGGTGTCATTGAGTTGAGCCATCAACTCCTGTTTTTCTTTGTGGGTTGTGTATGCAAAGACACTGAAAAGTGCAACAAAAGCTACACAAACTACAAAGAAGAACACCCAAACTTTTTTGAGTTCTTTTTTGCGTTCATCAAGAAGCATCACTGTGATCTTATTGAGAGCAATACTCTGGTCCAAGGCATCCTCTTGCTTCTTGATTTCTTCTGTGATTTTTGGATCCAAGGAAAAACCTCCTCACTTTATCATTGCTGCCAGAACATACCCAACAATTCCACTGCACATAGCAGCTATACCAGTTGTAATGAGTGTGTCCCAGTGTTTTGCTGGATTGTCAGCAAGCTCATCAACTGTAGATTTGAGCTCGTTAAGGGTATTTAGGATCTGTTTGTATCGCTCATCTGTAACAGCCAATTGTGTTTTATGATTTTCAAGTTTATCATAAATAGCTTGTCTGGCTTTGCTTGAATGTTCTTTTTCAGTAGCAAACTCTTGTTCAAGTCTTGCAATTCGCTGCTCCATTGGGCAATTACTACAATCCATTGGCCATCCTCCTTTCCAGCTATATTGTACTCTTGTATTGTATAATTGTAAAGAGTTATTCTGGAGAAGTATAGCTCAAGGCACGATCGGAATCACCAATACTCTTTGTTGTTGGATCCATAAAGACACCCAGGATAGAAACTGCAACTGTGCAAAGCATGAATGGATTCGAGATCAGGTCTTTGAATGCCTGACCAACGGCATCCCAGCTTGTGAGCATCTCAGGAGAGATGCCCATTGCTGTGAGGATCACACCAACAAGGCTGACCCAGAACCAAGGATTGCGAAAACGAACAGGAACATTGAGTTTGAAACGCATAATGAATACCTCCAATCAAATATGCTTTTTGATTTCCCAGTACACTGTAATATCCGAGGACGGTTTGTCATAGACATGCATTGTGATGTTGTTAGACCCAAGAGTGCCATTACCATTGTTGATAATACTCAGGTTTTCTCTCAGAGTTGCATCTGTATCTTCAACACCGGAAGACTTGCACATTGCAGGAGACATGATCTTGCTGGAAGAAGTTACTGCAGGACCACCAGTGTCAGAGTACAGAGTTTTTGTCTGGCTGTAATAGCCATAATAACTGTTGTAAGACCAACTGGACACAGAAAATGTTGCATAGTACCGATGGCTCATTGCAGCGAATACATCTGTGCGTTTGTTGGTTGGGTCAAGAAGGTTCAGTATTGTTGTCAGGTTTGTAATGTTAGTTGTATTTTCAGAAATATCGGTTTTGGCAGAATCAAGATCACTATTTAAGTCAGTGATCTGACTCTGAAGATTTGCTGCTGTGTCACCAGAAAGTTTGTCTTTGATTGTTGCGAACCATGTATCAAATTCTGCTTCACTGACGGTTTGGAAATTCAGCAAATCCTGCTGAATTTGATTGTAAAAGGTTGTTGTATCAATATGATCAACAACACCATGTACAATTCCACACAGATTTGTATTCATGCGTGTATCTTCGATCAGAGACTGATCAATCTTTGTAATACCACCATCAACATGAATGATGGCAACACAGAGATCCCAATAGTCTTCTGTACGAAGAGGAGTTGGTGCCACAGGAGCAGAGCTTGGTGTGCCTTTGGCTTTATATGCCTTGATTTCACGATTTGCCAGATCGTACCGAATAAAGATCGCATCTCTTCTGCTCAGAACACCGTCAGCAACATCAATGTTGAATGTATAACTTTCAGTATTCTCATATGTGTAACCATTGATATAGGCATAGCCGATATTCATTGTTACTGTCATATTGGGGACAGCAGCAGCTACAACCTGCAGACCTGTACTTGGGTTTGGAAACACACCGTTGGAAATGAATCGACTGAAATATGCAGCAAAGTCTTCCGCAAGATATGTTCGGTCGTATTCACCAGTGTCTGCATCCAACTGGGCATTAAAAAATGCACTTTTTTCAGACATATCTTCACACTCCTTTCAAGCGAAGTTTTTTTGCAAGAGTCATTGGACCAAATCCAAATGTGATATAAAGTTCTTCACCGAAAGAGGTGAATGCATGCTGAACTTCAGAAATTCTTGCATTCAATTGAAGATTCAGCAAAGAATCATAAATAGTGACCATATCACCCAGAAAATAGTCTTGACCATACTGAATATTGCCAATTGTGTTGACTGTACAATCAAAACTTTGAGACTCTCTAACATCAGCAAGTTTTTCTGTTCCTCTTTGCTTCAGCAGAGCAATATAGTCTTCTGTTGAAATTGTCATTCCATCCGAGTTTGTACTTTGAATGTCTCTTGCGTCAACAAAGTATTCTCTGCGGGATTTTCCAGAAGCAACACCAACAGAAGTTGTTTTTCTATCTGTGCCAGAATCTTCACCAGCAACCAAGGCAACATTTTTCATGTCCTGGGTGTTAAGGTTGTAGCTGGTTGATAGAATATTTTCATACTCTGTGCTGAATAGAGCCTGAGGAAATACTCGCTGCTCAATTGTTCGATCATCACCCTCATAAAGTTCAAACAGCATTTGCTTGTTCCCAGGATTGTAAGAGAGCCGGAACCCAAGGCCACTCGATGCACAGATACTGGCAATATTGTCACCGACTTTGCCACCTGTATTCTGATAGGAAATCTTTTGTGTCTCTGCAAGAGTGGATTCTTTAAGCACAATATCAGCAATTGCTCTATCAGGATCAGTTGGGGAGATCACTTGCTGCGTGAGCATACTGTAGATAATATTCTCAGGTGTCTCTGTCATTGAAAATAATCCCCAACAGATTCTGCGATAGATATATTCTTCAATGAGTTTGCCTTTGGCAACAATCTGAGGTGAATCATCGGACTCACCATCAGATGAGATAATACCAATGATTCCTGCGATGCCTTTTTCCTTGTCAAAGAGAATAACATTATCTGACTTTATGAGCTCTCGATTGATTTCATCTACTGGCAGATTCACTTGAAAATCACCAAGATCGTTATATTTCTCTGTATAGGTTACAGAGATCGGACTCGTCAGAATACCCAGAAGAGTGTAGTCTTGGTCAAAGACATAGAAGTCCATTATTCCTGCACCTCCTGATATTGTGGTCTGTATTCAATCCGGATTTCCAGGTTACTCATACCATCAGATGCACCATAGCGAAGATAGTTGTCACCAGGAGCAAGCTGAATGAACTCGTTGTTTTCAAAGTCCAAATAGTTAAATACATTTGTTGTTACACCACCGCTGGTTTTCTTTACAGATTTCCTATTGACATGTGTTGTAACTTCCAGTGTCTCACCAGGCTCCATGGTGTGATCAAACTTGATTTGTTTTTGGGTATTGATATTGATAAGATACGGGTTTACGACTGTACCTCGTGCATGGAATACCACAGTCATACCTGTTTCTATTGTACCAGGGTTGTTTACTGTGATAATAACCGATGGGGAACGAAGACCCATGATAATACCCTCATTCTGAGGAATGATCAAGGGAAAATGGAACTTTGGCAACCAGTCAGCAATGTTTGCTTGCTTTGCTCGAGAAGTATAGAACAATGGGTCAGGACAGAAAAGATCAATAACAAATTTGCAAAGAACCTCATTGTTGTCTCTGTAATCTGTTCCATATTTTATAGTGGTATCAGGAATACCATCTATAGAATAATCATTGTAGATCAAGGTGAGCTGTTGCAATGGGTTCACGAAGTTGTTAAGGAATCTTTTTCTCTCTTTCATCTGTTCTAATGTATCTGCCACAACCCAGCCTGTGATAGCAATATCACGAGACTCAAGGGTTGTGCCAGTTACATATACACCAATCTGATTGATGAATTTATAAGTTTTTCGAGAACTCTGAATAGCGCCCCAATCAATGGAGTTCAACACATATTTTCTGTTGTTTTGATTGATTGGAAGCTCTGTGACCGTGTTCTGGTTGTTAAAATTTTTATTGACAAGTACAATGGAATCAACCATACATGATCACCTCACGAAACACCCTCAGCGAGTTGTCGCTGAACTTTTTTGAATTCACGAGCAGCAGTAACTGCATCAATGGCTTCAGGGCTATAGAAGTTGAATGTGTCTCCACCAGATCTGTAGCCATCGTTATAGCGCTTATTCTCTTCCTGAGTGAGAACTCGTTCACCCTGATGAAGAGTGGCTCTGTACCCATCGAATGGTACATAGTCAAGACCGCTCGCATGAGAGCCATTAGATCCGCCAGATCCTGCAACTTTGTTACTCTCATTTCTCCAGAACTGAACTTTCTCGCTCAGCCATTGAACTTTTTCACTGACCCAGGAAGAGATGCCTTCCCAGATGCTTTTAAGACCTTCCCAAAGGGAATTGAAAATATTTGCACCTGCATCAAACAGAGCTCCTGCAATACTTTCAACAGTTGCAACAGGATCATTGATGGCTTCCTCAAACCAGCTTTTGATGGCATCCCACACCTGAGAAAATGCATCCTTTATAGAATTCCAAGTGTTTGTTGCTGCTTGACCCAATGTAGGGATAATAACAACAAACATGTTAAGGATTGAATCAAAAGCCAGAGTGAGCAGAGAAGCAATTGCATCCCATACAGCACTGAAGATTGCTTTGATATTTTCCCAAGCACCACTCCAGTTTCCTGTGATAATGTTAAGGAATAGAGAAAGAGCATTTGTAAGCACTTCTACAACAGAGCCAAAGATTGTCTCGATAGCGTTCCATACATCGCTAAAAATGAGCTGAATATTCATCCAGTCACTTTGCCAGAGATTTGTCAGGAAAGTCATTAGTGTTGTAAAAGCTGTCTGTAAAAACTCAGCAATAACAGATACACGATCGGTGACTGTATCGATGAACAATGTGATTGTATCTCGCATACCACCGAAATTGGTGTCCCAAGCAAGCTTCAGTGCAGCAACAACTGCAATTACAGCAAGAATTGGTGTTGCAATACCAGCAACTGTGGATGCAAAAGCAGATACAATTGGACCAAAAGTTGTAAACAGAGTAACCAAAGAATTGATACCTGCAACAACTTTGCTACCAATAAGGAGAATCGGACCAACAGCTGCTGCAACTTCAAGAATCCTTGAAATTAGCTGAACTTGCTCGTCGCTCAAGTTGTTCAACCATGTTACAACATTTTGAATAAATGTTGTAACATCTTTAACAAGAGGCAAAAGAGCTTCACCAAATGCAATTGCCAAGCCTTCAAGACCAGATTTAAGAATGGTCAACTGACCGTTAAGGTTATTCAACTGTGTATCAGACATTTGCCCAGCAGCATCACCAGCATTGTCAATTGTAGAGCTCAGCTCGTCCCAGCGATCTGTACAATTAGAAAGAAGTGCATTGGCGCCAGCGATATCAGCTTTGTTGAAGATAGTGTTGATTGCGTTGAGTCGATCAGATTCAGACAACCCATCAAGAGCACCAGACAGGTCTTTCAGAACATCCTGGAAGTCCCGAACATTTCCTTCGGTGTCCTGAGTGCTCACACCCAGTGCAGAGAGCTTTTCAGCGCCAGTGTCTGTAGGAGCATACAAACTCAAGATCACGTTTCTGAGCTTTGTACCACCCTCTGCTGCGGAAATACCTGCATCACCCAGGATACCCAAGGCAGTAAAAATATCTGTGAAGCCAAGATTTGCAGATTTTGCTGCACCACCTGCAACCAGAAGTCCTTCACCAAAATCCGATACAGAGCCATAAGCACTAGATGCTGTGACTGCCAATTTGTTGGACAGCTCAGACAAACGGTCTGTGCCATAGCCCATAACATTCAGACCATTGGCTGCAAGCTGTGTAGCATAGTCCAGATCAAGTGCACCAGCGGAAGCCAAATTTAAGACTTCAGGCAAGGCACCATAGATCTCATTGACATCGTAGCCAGCCATGGCCATATTGTTGATAGCTTCAGCAGCTTCTGTGGCAGAAAACTTTGTTTCAGCACCCATCTGTTTTGCCAGGGAGCTCAAAGAGTCCATGGTGTTTACTGTTTGACCATTTAGCTCAGCAGTACTATCAGCAGTAAGACCCATTGTTGCCTGAACCTGAGACATGGCGGATTCAAATGTAGCAGCTGTTTTTACAGACACTGTACCAAGGCCAACAAGAGGTAGTGTCACGGTCTTTGTTAAGGTAGATCCAACTTTCCCCATTGCAGAGGAAAGAGCAGTCATCTTGTCTCCAGCTTTTGCGCTTTTGTCAAAGAATGTCTGCATATCCTGCGATGCAGTTGTCAAGCCTTTCTTGAAACTACTTGTGTCAAGAAGCAGATAGCCAACTGCAGAGCCCAAATCAAGAGCCAAATAACCACCTCCAATCAACCATACTTTGCGTACAGGCTACTCAGGGACCGTACATGTGTGACAAATTTTGGTTCTTCCTTATTGTCAAGATGAGACATGATCAGAGCACATGCCTCATCAAAACAATATGATGTGTATTCATCCAAATTACCCAATAATTGGGAAGGACGAACTTTATACCTCTGTGCCACTCCCAGCACCTGGATTATCCTTGGACTCTTCACGAAAAGGTTCCAGTGCTTTGACACCTCGCTGAGAATAAGAGAATACAAACATCATCTGATCATCAGTCAGCTGAATGCCTGCATCTTTGATCTGCTGATATGTGGGTTCAACAAAACAGGCATCACAAATGGTATCAAGGATATCCATGACATCACTCATGGCACTCTTGTTGCTCTCATCCATTGTACCATTGATGAAGAGGGTGTTTGCCGACTGCAGCAGAGAATTTGGAATTCGACCAGATCGTACTAGAGCCAGCATAGATGGGCGCTTCAGACGAGCCACAAAAGACTGACCCTCGGCAAAAGGTGGCAGCTCAACCAGCTGACCCATAGAATAGCTCTTAAGAGCTTCAAGACTTGTTACTTCCATTGTTTACTCCCCCACTGTTGGCAGCTGTTTGACATAGGTGATCTTGTACGGTGGTTCACCATTTGCTGGAGCGCTGTTAATTGTGTACTCTGGTGCACGGAACTCGTCATCTTTGGCACTGAAAGAAACAGGAACACCCTTGCAGTGCGGATAAGCACACTTCTCATAGCCAGTGATCAGGCCAGCAGCGTCATAGATGGCAGTGTAGATGTTGCACTCAAACTCATCGACCTCTTCCTTCGAACCAGCGACAGGCGGTGTGTAGCTGCTGACACCAAAGCCAGCATCAGTATCACCCTCTGCAGTCTGCTCAGCAGTAGTCCAATACTTGATGGTGCCACCCTGAAGGATCTTGACCAATTCAGCGTTGAACACATTGTCGGTCAGAGTAATGGTATTGCCAGTGATAGTGACCTGCTCACGCTTCTGAGCAATCAGAACACCCTTGACAATCAGCTTTACAGCATCAGTAGTCTCGGACTGAACCGACAGACCAACTTCTGTAGCAGTTGTTAAGGCAATCTCATCAGTCTTGCCTTTGGGCTTGCATGTGACCATTGCCACATCAATGGTTGCAACTTCGTTGCCCTTTTTTGTAGCCATAATTATTTCCTCCTTGTAAAATTATTTCATTCGTCGATAGTTACAATATTGTTCAGATGTCATATGACCCTTGACAGAGTCATCGTAATATGGAGCTGTTTGATAATGCATTGGCCGGATCATAGGCTCCAGCTCTCGCATCGCATCCTCCATCATCTCAACGTATTTCTCGAGATAAGTGTATTGGTCTTTGGGTACATAGCAAAGAATGTCATACAAATGCTGGTTAGACGAATAGTTCCCAGCTTGATTCATTCCGGCTCCCTTAACAACAATATAAGGAGTGACACACTCCCCTTTGTGCTGAGCCGGAGTATAGACATCAAAATCCTTGGCAACCAAGTGATCATAGATATCCATATATCGGGTTTCACCAGGCATAGTGTGTCACTCCTTTATTTCAATCTGTCCAAAAGGTTTTCAAACCCTGGCAGAATTTCATTTTGTCCAACTTCTCGGATGGTGTCTTGAATTATTGCAAACCTCTTTTCGTTGGCCAGTTCCAGCCAAATACCATAATCAACACCGTGCGCCAGTCGCAGTTTATATCCAGTTGCTACTGTAAGGACATCACCCTTTAGACGCTGCCGAGCTGCTCCAGTGCGATCAGTCCATCTTCGGTGTTCTTTGGCATAGTTTTGAAGCTTGAGTGCCCCAGTTTCTGCATACATTCGTATTGCGTCATCTGCTTTATCAGGAGCTCCTTGAAGAGCGTTTAACAAAGACTCAGCATCAAACTTTATACCTGCCATAGGATCACTTCCAACGATATATCAAAAGCCAACCCAAGCATATTGATGTCAAGGACACCTGTGACTTTGTAGGTACAATTGTCAATGATGACTTTGTCATCAATATGCAAGAGTTTTGCTTTTGGGTCATTTGTCAAGATCTGTGGAGATTGCTTTGCAGTAATTGTGGAACCATCTGTAGCTGTTTTCGTGACATAGCTTGCAGTAGAATGAAGCACACCTTTGAGCTCAGCAATAAGATCTTGCTCGCCAGTAGATTCTTTATACTTGTTCAACCTGTCACGATTGAATTGGTACATAACCCCAAGAGTGTCAATCATTCGCTTGACTTTATGGGGTTGAAACTTCGGGGTCTTCATCAGTTATCACCCGTGAGGATCCCACTGTTCGTGGGTCTATATCTAGAAGCCATGCGACGGAAATACTTGCTACTATCTGCAGTAGTCAAGCCATTTATGGTTAAGGTTGTATCTTCTGCCTTGATGCAAAGACAGTTGTATGCAGCCAGATCAACATTTCCGCCAGCACGGTCCAGATGGTACTGAAGTTCCGCATCACTGAAGAACGGAACATCTTCTTCACGACAGATCATCTTCAGTTCTTCAATGCCTGCAGCCATTTCAGTCCTCCTCGTTCATTGCCTCACGAATTGCATTTCTGATGTCACGCTTGGAGCGCATACCCTCAGCATCGATGCCATACTGTTCTGCCAGCTGGCGAAGCTCACCCAGAGACAAGGAGCTGAGTGGACGTTCGGAGAGATCCTCATCTTCATTGGTAATTTCGTCCTCCAGGACGTCTTCCTGATCTGGGTCAGGCAGGTTCATACCAGAGATGATGGGCTCCTTGTGGTCGTCCATAGACCAGCCCTGGTCTTTGAAGATAGCTTCAAATGCACCAGCAGAAACTTTGGCAGTCAGATCGCCTTTGCGGATAGTGATCATTCAGGTCACCTCCGATCATTCGCCGGAGTGAGAAACATCAGCGATGATGATCTGATCAGCAGCTTCAAAGCTGGGCAGACAAATCATAGAGACTTTGGTCTCGACGTTGACAGGGTCAAACTGACCATGGGTAGCAACAGCCACACCAGTGTCAGTGATAGCCACCTGGGTGCTGTTGCCAATCTGACCAGCCATCAGATCAGACTCCTCAGGAGTAGTGCCAAACCAAGTGCTGCCCAGATCACCCTCAGGGATCATGGTAAAGGTATTGGCAGGGATGAACGGCTTGGTTGCGCCAGCTTCATCAACAAACTTCTTGGTGTTGACCTCGATGGTCAGACCCAAGTTCTCCTGCAGATAGCGACGAACCATAGGCTCGTTCAGAGCGGCCTGGCCGTTGGACAGAACGAAGTTGCTCTTGATGATGGCATCGTTCTTCAGGAAGTAGTTGAAAGTGGCACGATCACAGATGGCACGTGTAGGACGAACACCAGTCTCATCCTCGATCAGATCCTGCCAGGTCTTGATATCACCCATGATATCAGCAGCAGGATTGGACCAAGGAGTGGTGGTCTGAACCTTGTGTGTGCTGGGGATGCCATAGTCGTAATTGTAGTCCTGGCCATTGGCACTGATAGCAATCAGACCAGTTGTCAGCAGCTGCATACGCATGCGCTCACGCTGAGCACGAGCACCTTCCAGCAGTCGAGTCTCGTCGTCAAAAACATTGTTCATGACCGAATCCACATAGGCAGGATTGTTGGTCTCCAGAACCATGTTCAGTTCCTGACGAGTCTCTTCATCGATCAGGACACCCTCTTTGAAGAATGGCATGTTGGTGGAAACGGTGCTGAAGCCAATGCGGTCACGGATCTTGACCTTGGCATCATAGGCACTGGGATTCAGCACGACGGGAAGACCCTTGGAACCCTTGATCCACTTCAGGTTCAGACCACGCTTCTTACGAGCGGGAAACAGAGACTCACCCAGATATGGGCCACGCTGATTTGCCATGGTGTTCCAATAGGCAACCAGCTCACTGGCAGTGACAAGTTCGAAAATTGTCATATGTGTATTCCTCCTTGTATTTGTTGGCTACATTGTTGTAAAGACTTTTACTTCACAAAAATGATGTGCTTCAGAGCAGCTTTGACTTCTGTGGTGATCAGTGCCTGGGTGGCAGAATCCAGCTTGTTAAGGTCTACCACACCAGCGACCAGAACAGTGCCGTTCTGCTTTGCGCCAGAAGCATCAACCTCGTGCAGCAGCAGACCAACGGCATCGGAAGCACCAGAAGTGGTCTTTGCAGCTGTGAAGCCAGTGTTTCGGGCAGTCAGATCACCAGCGATCGGAGTGCCAGCCAGCAGCTTCTTGTCCTTTGCAACGACACAAGAAAAGGCAATGGCATTTTCCGGAGCCCAGAGGATGCTCTTGGGAGTGGTTGCTGTTTTGGTTGTAATACCAGACTGATTCAGCATGTTTTATTCCTCCTTAAAAAGATTTCTTGAAAAATGGACTTTCTACCTGGGTGTCACCCATACGAGACTTGGCCAGTCGCTCACCCATAGACATCTGGTGACCATTGGTGTTTCTCGCAGGGTTCGTGGATCGCCCTGTGCCAACTGTACCTGTTTGGGCAGCTTCATTGAAGAAGACAGGATATGCTTTTTTCACCTGCTCAAGAGCAGCTTTGAAGTCAGTTTTGTCATTGACCTTGGTACTTGCCAGAGCCATTAGGTCATCGATGGTGTCTGCCTTTGCACCAGCTGCCAGGGCATCATACTTTCGCTGAATAGCCTGAGCATTGGCTTCTGCATCAGCCTTGGCTTTTTCAGCTTTGCTGGCTCGGTCGTTGGCTTTCTGCAGATCAGACTTCTGACTTTCCTGCTGAGCAAGATAATTCTTGATGGCGTTTCGAGAATCCTCAGTGTCCTCGATACCCAGCTCTTTCAGCAGAGCACGACGACCCTCGGCTTTCTCTTTCGCAGCAATCCGATTGATGTCTTCCTGTGTAAAGGTTTTGTTTCCTTCCTGTCCAGAACCCTCGCCAGTGTTAGGATTTGTACCAGTACCGCTTGCGCCAGCGGAGCCAGCCCCATCACCACCAGCAGGAGCACCTGCACCAGCCCCATCAGGAGCCATCATGAACAGAAAGGGCTTCCCAAACATTGTCAATTTGCGCATTGTGATCTCCTATCTCCGGAAAAGAATGCATCCGGTGTGCATTATTCCAGCTTGAATTTCTGTTCGCCCAGCTGGTGAACCGAACCATCAAAACGTGCCGAAGCACGAGATCAGCATCCTTCTTTGAGTCCTTTGTAGCAATAAGGTTGTTTATAGCCTTGCTTTGGAGTGTAACCATTTTTCTTCCCGTCATATTCTTTTGGAGTCATTTTACCCTTGAGATGAGAAACTCCAGCAATACAATCAGGATATGGGCAAGTAAAGCAATCATCGTGTTTACAACGATTTTGTTTCATGATAAGTCCTCCAAATAGACTCTATTTTATTATACTCCATCTGTACAGAAATGTAAAGAGTATTTTGAAATTATTTTCTCAAAGACTTTGCAAATTCATCCAGAGCAGAATCGGATTTTCCTTTCACCCAATCTGCCAAACGATTCGAGATGTCCATCATGCTGTCTGGGATAACAGCAATAAATGTACACAGGCCATTTGGATGATCAAGTGGTAGATCACCTTTTGCATAGATCTGACCATCTCGCTCTTTACAGAGTTCACAAGTTCGATCTGAGTTGGCAGACACCCACTTGTACCCTGTAACAAATGGATTCTTTTCGCAGGTTTTCTCCAGGCTTTGTTGATAAGCATGAGCAACCAAGGTTCGTGCCAGTCGCTGAGCATTATAATCAATGACTCTGTTTGTACCTGGATAGACTTTGCTCCAGTCCCACTCTTTTCGAGCCAGAGGATTGACATACCGCTCAAGATCTTTGGCTATGTCATAAGCACTTTTGTTCAGTGCGACACCCTCAGCAATGATCTTGTCAATATCTTTATGGGTTTTCTTAGACATACCCCATATTGCTGCCGAAAGACTCCAATTGTCGTCATAGATGTTGCCTGTAGCAATATTTGTGACAATCTCGTTTGGTACATGAGAGAATGCACCCTCAACACCAAACATACCGATCTTGGATAGAAATTTCCGCTGAGCATCAACAACTCCCTGAGCAGTTGCATTCATATTTGACCGGATGACTCGATTGATCTTCTGATTGACTTCATCACTGGCATCTGTGAGCTGACCAGCCAACTGGTTAAGGTACTCTTGCCTCAGTGTAGAACTGATATTGTCTTTGCCTTTGAGCTTTTCAGCTTGTTCCCGTGCTTGCTGAGCCAGATGTTTGTACATATCTCGAATCTCTTTCTGCTGTTTGATTGATACATTCAATCGTACTTCTTCTGCACTTTTGAGATTCAAAAGAGAAGAGGAGCCACGAGTCATGCCCCTCCTCATTGATACATCAAAGTTGGTAGACATAGTCGTGGCTCCTTATTATACACCCTCTGGAGTAGCATCCTTCTCAGCAGAGCTGGGCTCACCTGTGGAGCTCTGTCCTTCCTGCTGAGTAGTTTTATCATCTGGACTCTGTGTCTGTTCTGTTGGCATGAAACTATCCTCCAGAAGCTGACGTTCGAGGGCGATCTGCTTCAGCTCGTCTAGAGCTTCATCATCAGTCAGCCCACGCCACTTGACCATGTAGGCTTTTTTGCTCATTGTCTGAGCAGTTACTTCAGCCAGATCAACTTGTTTCTCCTCGGCTTCGTCCTCAGGAAGTGGGTACTGATTGTCAACCCTGATAGAGTATTCGATGTCGGGAACTGCTTCTCCGTTTGTGTATCGAGAGCAGAACTCAGGATAGAGCTTGGCACCCTCGATAATAGTTCTCACCATGGATTCCAAGGCAGGTCTCCAAGCCAGCATCTTCTCATCACAACGAACGATCAGACCCCAATAGATTGCTTTCAGGGTTTTGCCACTGGATACAACACCCTGCAACGCTTCTGGGCTTGTATTGGGCATGTCCATCTGACTGTACATGGTGTTTTCGATTCGGTTAAGGGTTGTTGTCAGAGCATTTGTGTACTCCATAGGAGCAGACAGAACACCGACTGTACCAACCCTCTCCGAAGCACCCTGATCATCAGATGCCAGATCCCAGAATGCACCAGCTGCTGTAGACAGACCCTGAGTTGTCTTTGGGTTCATGTCGATAGCATAGCGCACAGGGTTCATACCCTTTCGCTCAGCATCCTGATCAGCGTTTGCCAGACGAGAATATGCTTGCTCATATTCATCCAGCTGATCAACCTCGGACACACCCTGAATATCACCGCTCAAGCCATCATTGATGATGACAAAAGCGGGAATATAAGAGAACCGTGTAGCTGTGTCAGGAGTGATCGTTTCTACGACATTGCCCATGCCATCATAGAGTTCCTCTACGATGTGGCACATCTTGTCCTCACCCATGTAATACTTCTTCTTGTAGATACGCTGCTGAGCTTTATCAGAGGAATCTACAGTAGTGTAGAAGGACACGAGTTTGGTGATCACATCGATATCTTCTGGGTCTGTCTCAAAAACAAACTCCAAAGATGGGTTGAATGTAATCTTGATGCCATTCTCATTGAAGTTAATAAACAGAGCAACACGCTTGCCGATGAAGCAGTCTTTTGCAGCTTTGATGAGCTTCGAAGAGACCTTGTTTTCTTTGATGACTTCATCAACCAGGTTCTGTAGGATTGTCTGTTCCTGCTTGATCTGCTGTTTCTGGGTCTGAGACAACTCAGTGTCCATCTTAACATCAATCCAGAAGTCCGGAGTCTTTGCAAACAGGAATCGTGCCTCTTTGTCAATCAGACTATGGATTTTCTTGTATCGAAGCTGACTGGGAGTGTAGTCACCGTTGCTACCTTCAGTCGCAAAAGAGCTTCCCTTTTCATAGATCTCATAGTATTTGATGAGACTGCCCAACTCAGCAAGAAGTGTAGACCCATAGATGCCAGAGATTTCATCATTATAGATGAAATATGGAATAGCAGTTTGACGTTGAAGAGTCTGAATTTGCTCAGATGACAGCTTGATAAAATTTGTCAGTGCCATAGACTTTATCTCCGTGTCCGCTGAGGACGTTTCCAGGGATTCTCTTTTGTTCCGACCAGTTTAAGATCTCTGCCACCAACTTTCGCAGCCACACCCTTCGGTGTATTGCTCATAGTTTTGCTGATGTCATAGTTTGACCGATATTTATTTGTGCGCTCCCATTTGCCATCGGAGCGTAAAGTGTAATGACCCATGTAATCACCAGATTCATGCGCGGTGACTTCAATCACATCACCTGGTTTAGCATTTTTGACAAATCTCTGCACACTGGGACTTTCAGGAATGCTGTCTACACTGAATCGTTGATTCATAGTTGGTCTCTGAGATGCACTTGCACCTCCACCGCCTTTGCCACTTGAGCTTCCGCTACCACTCATTGATTTGTACCTCGCTTTCTTTATTGTGACTATATCATACTCCCATTGCAAACAATTGTAAAGAGGTTTTCTCAATTTTCTTTGAGTTTTCCGAATCTTTCTTTGTATGCCGGAGCAATAAAGATCACATTTTCGTCTTTGCCCTCGAGCCAATGGGGTTTATTGCCATAGAACAGAATCTGCTTCGGCTCAAGAACTTCGAGCATTTTGTGATACCCATTGAAGAAGTTCTCACGAGCAGCAACTTCTTTCTCGGCACCCAGGCTGGAAATGATCACCAGACTCTGATGAGGAAGCCCATCAAAAGTATACTCAAAACTGTCAGCATCACTGAAATTCACAGTAGGAATAACACGCAAACCGTTAATCTGCCACCAAGCAGACAACCATTTGCTGCGATAGCTGTTCCAGATCTGCATAGCCACGGGCATATCAGTGTACTGACTGAAGTTTGGGCTGCACACAGCCTTGAACTGCCGAAGAAACTCCAGATTCTTGTTTGGGTGGTACCAAACTCGTTCAAACAGGAAGTCGGGTGTAAAGAAATGCACCACTGTGTCTTTGCGCTTTTCCATTGGAACTTTTGTAGCACTGTGGAACTCTACAAAGTTTTCCGGAGCTTTGAAATTCTTCATCACCATGCCATTGATCATGGGCATATGATATTTGCCCTCCATTGGCATATCAAGCGGTGTAAGAAGAAAGTTATTGAAGTCTCGTTCACCTTTGGTCATATTTCATCATCTCTATTTTCATTATACTCCCCTTGATCTGAAAAGTAAAGCTTATTTTTCTTTATCCTTTTCGTCCTGGAAATTACAAACAGGGCATTTGCAACCAGGATATAACTCTGGGCTGACCGTCTCAAAACCACAAATTGGGCAACGATAGCGATCAGCATCATCAATCCAATGAAGCTCCATTTTAACCACCCTTGACTGTAGCTCTCTTGATCTCCTTGATGTTTGCCACGTTGTAGTTGTCTAGACCATACCAAATTGCAGAGAACGTATGTGGGTCAATGTTGAACTCATCATAGATGAGATTGCCATTGTTGTCCTTTGCATAGGTTAAAGTCTGAAGCTCACGAATTGTATTCTTGCATCGAGGAGAGCAAATAATCTTGCGGAATCGCTTGACTTTTCTTGTATTCTCAAGACGACTGCCAGCATACTTGTTGCAAGCACGAATCTGGAAGCCCTCATTCTTATAATACTGAATTGCCTTGGGTTCCGCACAATCAGCAACCAGAGGAATACCCTCATAAGTGAGTATCATTCGACCATTGGTTCCTGTGGTCCATTCAGGCTTGTACCCAAGAGCGGTCAACTCCTTGGCTGTCTCTGGGTCGGTCATCCTGTTCTTATAATACTCATCGTAGATGTAAAGGTATTTTCTTTTATTGTCGACTGCCATACGAACAATTGCGTTGTACGACGTTTCAAAACCAAAGTCAAACCCATTGAACAAGAAGCGCTGTGGCGTGCCATATACAACATTCATGACTTCCTCATGAGTTGCAGCAACCTCAAACTGAGGCAGTACACGAAGACCATTCAAGCCAAATCGTCCCCAGCGTGCAATTCGATACAAGTCTGGGTCATATGACCGCATATCATCCAAAGTCTTGATGTAGCTCTTGGGCATGAAGTAGTTGTCATCTACAGTGCTATGATGATAGTACACACCATTTTTTACAATAGTTTTCAACTTGTAAAGGCGTTCATCATCGAGAATGACAATCTGCTGACCGTCGCTGTCAACTCGCTTGAAGAAATGCGTGTACACCCAGTTCTCCATGCCAACAGGGTTGGTGCTCAAGATGAAGTGAATACTCAATGTTGGGTGACGTGCACGACCAAGCAATTCTTTGTAGCCATCATATTTCAGCTCCGAGCATTCTTCAATCCAGATGATGGAGATGTTGTTGATAGACTTCAGCTTTGCTGGCTTGTCCATACCTTTAAAGATGATCTTGGAGCCATTGGGGAAAGTCAAGGACATAGGACTGGTTCTGTACAGAACCTTTTTGTTCTTTTCCCTTGCACTTTCACCCAACAGATCCAGATCTTCCAGAATCTCAAGGAATAGGTCAAAGCAAGATTCACGAATTGTGTCATAGACTTCACGCACAACAAGCACTTTTCGTACTTCAGTCAGACACTTCAGTATCAACTTGAATGCAATATGATAAGATTTCGAGCTGCCATATCCACCGACCAATAAGTATGTTCGATAGTCCCAATCATATAAGAATTCCTCAAATCGAGGATTCACAGCTTTTGTAATTTGCATAAAGTTTACCCAACGCAGAAGCCAAGACAATATTTCATTGGCACACCAGATATGCTATTCGCTGTGGCATTATTGTCTGAACTCCGAACTCCACCACTTGCGTCAACAAAACAATAAGAACTATATTGTGTATAAGAACCTCTCGGGGAACGAGTCCACCATGCACAGTTAGCACCGTTACTTATACGAATTCTGGATTCATTAGAAGAGAAAATCGGATATAGAGTGCTTCCATCATCATAGCAGCTGAAGCTATTAAACGATGTAGAGCCAATAACTTCCTGTGCAGACAACATCCATGCTTTATCATCAGAAGTTACAATTGGATGCCCAGCAGAAGAATAAGCAATTGAATTCTTTCTGGCAGTAGTCATGATATTCTGCCATTCGTCAGGAAAATTAGAAACAATGCTTGGCAGAACACTCTTTCTGAACTCGCATTCAGGATACCCACCAACAGTAGACATAGAGCTATGAATTCGACCGCCATCTTTAAGTGCTTGTTTCATAACTAATGTCACAGGAATTGTAACTCCGCCAGGTGTGACATCATGGTTAAAGTCAGCAATGGCTACATCAATTACTTCGCCTGTTTTCATGGTAATGGTATGGTAATCGCCAACGTTCCAATACTGGTTGGCCATTCCACTCTTTGCAATGGCCTGAATTTCAGTCGTGGTGCAATCATAGAATGCTTTCTTGGCAAGAGCCCAACACTCAGTGATACCATAACGGAAAACTTTGACATCCTGAGTAAAACTGTAACCACTCTTAGATGCGGTCACGCTCCATACACCCAGGGTCTTGAGCTTCAGATAGAGATAGCCAGTGGAGCCAATAGTACCAGAAACAGTGTTGCTATCGCAAGTTGCACGGATTGTTGTACCCGAAATACCAAGTACTCGGAGCATAATAACCATGCTACCACCACTACCTCCACCGATCATTGTATCAGCCATGTTACTTTACCTCCGTGTATTTGTTGCCAGTGATATCCTCATAGTCATCTGCAGTAATGAGCTCCCCAACGGCTTTTCGTACGGCTTCATCAGGCCACCAGCCTTTGTCATACCAACGAGCAATTTTCTCTTTCATAGTGATCACTCCTCACTTGGCAATAGTGTATTTGTCTGTAGTGCAGTATAGGTTACCTGAGCATCGAGTTTGTCAAGGAGATTTTTGCGATCCTCTTCCTCTTTGAGCTGCTTCTCGTATTCTTCCTGAGCTTTCTTCAACTCTTCTTCAGCAGCTTTGGCATTTGCTTCATCCTGTTTCTTGCGTTCTGCAATAGCAGCGAGCTCATCCTCTGTATAGGGAATATATTTTTTTACATTCTCATACTCATCCCATGCAGGATATGCTGGTGCATCTTCGATCTCTCTACGAAGTCCCTCAGGGTTTTCCTTTGTTACTGTACCCTCCATGACTTCATAGTGAACCTGACGCTCTGTGGCTTCATGGTGTTTGATAAACAATTGGGCATCTTCAAGATGACCCTTTGTAAGATCATACTCTTTAAGCTCTACCATGAGCTTATCATCATAGACTTTCATCTAATCACTCCAATTCAATTGATTTCTAAGCAATTTCAGCACGAGCATTGCTTGTGCTTCCATCAATCTGCAACATATGTTTTACTTTCATCAAAAACTTTTGTGAAGTCTTCTTGTTTTATCCAAATACCATCATCAGATTTTACATAGGCTTCAGTCACATTTGACCAAGTTCCATTCGCATTGAACTGCATCTCTACCTGATCTTGAGTTGTGTACTCTACTGTGATAGAGACACCATACAAATCAAGATAGTGAGTTCTATTTACACCCAATGAACCTCGAGCACCTAAAAGTCTAAATCGCAAGTTATTGAGCTGTGCTCTTGTAATTTCTACTGAAGAAATAGTTTCTGTAGAAGCGCTTGTACTAAAAGTTTGTGTTGATCTGGATTTTACAATGACATCTGAGTTTTCACATAGAGCAATATCATTATTGCCAGCTACAAGTGCAGATGAGTTACTGCATTTGCATTTACAAGAACAGCTGACCCTGTTGATTGTAGCATTCTCAGGAATAGTTGAGAAGTCAAACATTAGAAATACATATGTATATGCCAATGTACCAGTGGTCATATAAAATCTTGTGAATGTTGTATTTGTTTCATCCTTGCCAAGGATATTGTGTAGCGGATAAGCTGAGTTGATTGAATCGTAGCTACTCAAGTTTGTATCCAGTGATGTAGGAGTAACTTTCAATGACTCTGTTGCCATAGCATCCTCCTCATCAACCCAACTTTAAAATGTCATTTACATCGACCTTGAAAATTTGAGATGCCAAACGACTATTGCCCACACCGACACGAAGCTGAATCAGAATTGGATAGTTGGGATCCAGGCTGAGGGTCTCTTCTTCTGATAGTGTAACAACAATCTTCTTTTTCGAAAGTGTGACATCATCTTTGCTTTTGTTAAACTTGAGTTCCCCATTTTGTTTGAATGCTACAGACAAGAGAGATATCCGTAGTATCAATTGGCAAGGTGAATGTGAAAGCCGGAGTTGTACCTCTATACATAGATCATTCCTCCTTTCTGTAGAGTTCCTTATACATTATACCCAACTACTCGTATATTTCAGTTTCAACTTTTTAGAAAGAGCCAGGATCTGGTCTGCATCTCCCTGAGAAACGGCCTGGAAGGACACTGTGCACGTCGTTTCGAACGAGATAGATAATTTATCAGCCAGCTCTCGGAACGCTTCCACGTCCTCCACAGACGCTCCAGAGATGACTGGCTTCTGGAGTTTGTTTTTCACAGGTTTTTCCTCCTCTTTTTCCTCCTCTTCATCTTTCGCACCAGGCAGAGCTTTCAACAGATGATTCATATCAACATGTCCTGTGATGCCAGCTACCACACCGGAACTTGTGTACTGATGAATGTGCCTGGGAAGTGTCCTGTCATAGTTTGCGTGATAGTCAGCGAGCCACCCAACATAGTCTTTGCACAGATCTTCATAATCGAGATTCCCATTTATAAAGGACGTGAATGTATAGACACCAGCGATCATGCCGAGCTCCACTGCTCTCTTACAAAATGCTCTTGCACAGGCAGTTCGCTGAGCTTTATTGATGTAGTCTGCACGACCATTATGAGTGCTATGGCTCCACTCAGCATCAAAGAACAATGGATATCCGCGCCCAGAGGTCAACGTATTGATCAGCCCAACAGCATACTCGGCTTCAAGCGTTGCTTCCGCAGTTGTAATTGCCTGAGAGAAGAAGTAGAAGCCAAAGAGCTTGTTGTTTTGCAGAGCACCTGTAACATTCTCTTCAAATCGTTCATCTCTCATCAGCTGACCATTGCCATAACCGCGATATCCAACACGCACGATTGCTCTGTATGGAACCTTTGTCCAGTTGATCTTGCCCTGATGCTTCGACACATCGATCAGTGTCTCCAGATAGTTGCTACTGCTCTCACCCAGCATATTCACAGAGCATACACTATTGGGTAGACTAGAATACGCTGTAGGATCCAAGCCTCTGCCAGTAGCAGTTGCACGAACCTCGAAGTGACAGTGCTTGTATGGTGGATTATTGAGAGCAGCGTTGCCTGTATTGCCCATGATTGCAATTGGCTGACCGCTGATGACTTTCTGACCAGCCTTAACCAAAAGAGTAGAGCAATGACAGAAGTACAGCCAATTGACAGCATCAGGAGTCTGGCTGGCATCAAGCTGCACGCTCACATAATATCCCCACTCCCAAGTTCTATTGTTCTTGTTAGTTACAATACGAGCTTGGCGAACGATACCAGAAATTGCTTTCTGTGTGCCATCATCGTATGTATAATAAGGAAAATGAATAACATCATTATCCTCACCCACAATGTCCTGGCCACCGTGCCAAACTTTCCCGCCACCACGAGTGTACCCATAGCAGCTGTATGCATATGGAATTACATTTCTTCCTGTGAAAAGACCTTTCATATTGCCTCCTCAAATACCTGTGGAGCCAAAGCCACCTTTACCACGAATTGTATCATTGAGAGAATCCTGCTTGAATATCGTTTGCTGATACTGTACGATCACAAGCTGAGCAATTCTCATGCCATCTTCAACCTTGAACGGCTCACCACCGTTGTTTTGCAAGATGACACCAAGCTCTCCTCGATAGTCAGCATCGATCAGACCAACACCATTTGCCAAACAGATTCCATGCTTCAGAGCAAGACCACTTCTACCCAACAGCAATCCACAACAGCCATCAGGAATTGCAATCTTCAGCCCAGTTGGGATCAATGCTCTTGTCCCTGGCCAAACAACAATTTCTTTCTCAATCCTTGCAAAAACATCAGCTCCAGCAGAGCAAGGAGTTGCATATTTCGGTGCAATTGCTTTTGCATCGGCAAATTCGATTTTCGTTTGCATTGGCATTGCAATTTTTTCGCAATCACTATTGCAATCGCTATTGCAGCCACACGCACATTTACTCGTCGTCATCATCTATCACCTCATTTCCTTTGCTTTTTGGCTTTGCACGAACGATGTTGATCACGACCTGATTGTCACCAACATCTTCGCCCTCAATGAGACGTTCCTTGATTTTGAGCTGTCGCTTTTGCAGTTCATAATCCTGCTGCATCTTTTTGATTGTTGCAAGATTGCGAGCCATTTCAATTTCTTCCTGTTTGGTAGACCATTTAAAGCCTGCCCTTAACATGAACTCAGCACCATTGACCCCTTCACGATTGAAGAGCTGCTCCTCACTGTACTGCTCAATTTTTTGTCGAGCACGCATGATCACATTGGAAAACTCGGGATGCACAGTTCCTGCCAAACTTTTATAGGTATAATTCTTGAGCGTGATTGTACTCATGCCAATAGCAGCTGCAAGACCCGAGATCGTGTATGGCTTGATCTGTACAATAATTGCATGGCCTTCCTTGTCAGTGACTGCATTGCCCCATTTGTCTCGTAAAGGTCCATTGCAGGATTCAAAGTATTTGTCACACAGCTCTTGCATTTCTTCAGGAGTTTCAACAATTCGACGTTTACCCAGAAGATGTTGATATGGAAACAACAAACTCAATGCCTTATTGCGGGCATGAACCTTGCGCATGTTTTCACGCATTGTGCGCTCATAGGAGTCCTTTTCAGCAACGATGAAAGTAAAATCAACATAGACCTTTCTTCCATCGATCTTCTTAAAAGCACCCACTATATCACCACCAGTCATTGCATTATTATAATAACTCTTTAGAGTTATTATAATACGACTACCTCTTATTGTAAATTCTTTCAGTTACCCAAGCACACTATATTACACAACTTCTCTGTCCGTCTCTGACGAAGCCCAGGGTGCATACCCGAAAAATGGCTCCGCCACCTTTTCACACCGACACAAAATTTTCAGAAATTTCATCCTATTTCACTCGTTATTGTAAATTCAAAAGTTTTCAAGTTATTGTAAAAACTCGTTACAGAATTTTGCAATAAAAAACTCAGTTTTTTCCACTCAAGTAAATTTTTTCTTTACTCTTCTGAAAACTTTTGAAACGAGTTTACAATAATTCACTTTCAGAATTTCGTGAAAAATCGGCGAAATACCGATTTTTGTGTGCAATAAAACCCGAAAAAATGACTCAAAAATCGGCGTAAAATTGGACCGAAAAGTTGAAAAATCGGCGTAAAACTTATTGCACAGTTCGTGAATTTATTGCAGAAAAATCCGGCCGATTTTTTTCTCCCCTACCCTTTTATTATTAAATTTTTATTTTTATTTTTATTTTATATATTATCTAATTCTATTTATATATAAAATAAAAAACGGCGTAAATTTTCTACAATAGGATGACGATACAACGTCAAAAAGTCCGCCGATTTTTTGAACTTTTCTTCCAATAAAATACCGATTTTTGAGTACTTCAAGTGCAATTTTACGCCGATTTTTG